ACCCTGTTGTCATGGCAATTAAACAACAAAGGGGTGGCTCGATGTGAGGATGGAAAGGTCAAATTCGCCATGAACGGCACGCGCTGTTCTGGTGATGTTAACACCTCACTTGGTAATTGCATTATAATGTGCGCACTGATCTACAGTTACAAATCCGTGATTGGTGTGGACGTTGAGTTGTGTAATAATGGTGATGACTGTGTCGTTATTTTTGAGCGTCGCTATCTCAAGAGATTTTGTGACGGACTCAGGGATTATTTTATCCGGTTTGGGTTCGACCTCACGGTTGAGTCTCCCTGCTTCACTTTCGAGGAAATTGAGTTCTGCCAGACTCATCCAGTATCTCTGGAAACGGGATATCGGATGGTCCGTGTGCCGAGCACTGTGTTCAAGAAGGACACAATGTGTTTGCACAGAGTACCGAACATCAATGTCTTTCGGAAATGGTTGCATGCAGTTGGGACTGGAGGCACCGCTCTTTGCAGTGGGGTGCCAGTGCTCGAGAAATTCTATGAAGCGTACAAACGAAATGGAATCCAGTCCAATAGCTTTCGAGACCAAAACCCTCATCGATTTGCTAGAACAAGTCAGAGGTCAGCCAAGGTGACTGATGAAGCCCGCATCAGCTTCTATCAGGCATTTGGAATTCTGCCAGATATGCAGGTGTTTATGGAACGGTTTTGTGAAACCATCTCCATTGATGAGTTAAACAGCGTGATTCATGACAAGGATGATGTTTTTGGCCAACCCGGGGGTCAAATTTTACATCATGCCTAAAAACAAGAAATCCAAGAAGTCACGCGCTGTTTATGGTAGGCAGCGTAATGTCACAACACGACTACCATCCCCATTCAACCGTTTGTCGAACGACTCGGTGACAATCAAAGCGAGAGGGATACTCACTCTCAACGCGTTCAACGATGCTTATGCTGGAGGCACATTAGGTCTTTGGCCTCGGAGCACCGGTGGTGTAACCCCGAATTCATTGTATACACTTGTGCCCTCAATTGGCGGTTTTGCTAATATGTACGAGTATTTCATCGTTAACAACTTGACTGTGACCGCTGTTAGCACCACCCCAATGACTGTTGGGTCTGTGTTAGCAGTGGGTTATGAGCCGGACTTAACTACGGATGTTCCTGATCCTTCGACGATCCAGGATGTTATGATTTCTAAACATCATACTCTGGTTCAACAAGGGAGCAAAGCAACCATGGGTCTTCGTCCTATTTCCTATCGCAATGATTGGTGCACTAATAATCCCACTACTTATGCTCCTGCCGCTGGGCAGAATGGCTATTTGCAGTGGTTTTGCACTTATCACCCCGCCGCTTCCACAACTGTTGGATATCTTGATATTTCGTTTGAGATTACTTTCGCTGGCCTCCACCAGCAAACCAATACTTAACACCAGTATAACCACAACTAACTAACGCAAAACCCAAAAACATTTCTTTCTTTCGTAAAGTTATCGGAAGACGTTGCAATGCCACTGCCGCACTTGTTATCAGTATTGTCTGCCACTGATGACACGATCAGGGTGCGAGCTGCGGAGGACAGACTGCTTTGTTCTACGTTGACACGCTTGCTATTTCTTTTCTTTTCGTTGTTGTTCGTTTGATTATTTTGCTTTCTTTATTATTTGTTGTTGTGGTTACATCTTGAAACTGAGTCGCGTCAGTTCGTCCAATACAGGGTAAAACCATGCCGAAAGGTGAATTCGCGAAAATGTTCCTAGAAGGTCTTTGACTGGAGGGCGGAACATGTAATAGTTGCAGCTACTATGTGCC